CCCACCGAGCCCCCCTGTGTTCTCAAAGGTCTCAGCGAAATGGGTCATCGTGTACATCCGACCCTGCAGCGCCTCTTCGTACAGCAGACCGCAGATCACCTCGCCTTTGCGATCCCGTTCTGCGTCGTGCCTTGCGCCAACTTCCTGCCGGACGAGGCGCTCATTTATCGGATTGATCTCGACCCATTGGCCGCCAACCTTGTCGATCACCTTTGGCGGCAACGCGGGACCATTGCGCAGTTCGATCTCTAATTTGCGCTGGGAACTTTCTTCATCGGGCCGGTGCAGGATCAGGCCGGAGGTGTAGAACCCGCGGAGCGCGCTGGCGCCGGAGAGCGCGAGGAAGGGATCGTCCTTTACCTGCTGCTTGCTGAGCTTCTTGGTGTGGTGGATCAGGATGACGCCGCAGTCGGGATCGATATGGTCACGCAGAACCTCGACCCGTTCCTTCAGGAAAAACATCATGGCGGTGTTGTCGTTTTCGCCTCCGCCATCGGGCCCGCCATCAAAGAGGTTCCGGATCGGGTCGACGCAGAGGATGTCAGGCGCCGCTTCGGGGAAAGCCGTCTGGACAGCGCGGGCAACCCGCACGCTGCCCTCGTTGTCGAGCAGCATCTTGAGCTTTGGAGTGGCAACGAAGGTGTCGCGTGCGGCGGCCAACACCTCTGGCGGCAGCGCGATCTGTTTCAGCCTTTCGCGCAGGTAGTGATACTGGATCTCGGCCTGCAGATAGAAAATGCGCAGCGGACGCGGCGGGGTGAAGCCGAGGAACGGCACACCGGCCGCCATGTGGACGAGCCAGGAGATCAGCAGGTCGCTTTTGCCAACCTTCGGCGCGCCACCCAGCACCAGCAGCCCGCCCGGCGTCAGAACGCGTGGGGCGATGATGTCCTCAGGCATGGGGCTTTGGTCATCCAGCAGCGCGCCCAACGTGAAGGCGGGCATCTCAACCGGCCCCGGTGCGCCGGACTCCAGCCGGATCAGCGGCGGCCCGTATTTCTCGACATGCCGTTCCCAGAGCCGCTCTGACTCGCGCTTCAGCCGTTCCACGGGCCACTGGGGCCGCAGCATCGCGGCGTTGTAGCCGCAGATGCCTTCCCAGCCTTCGTCATTGGTCATCCGGCCCTCGTGGACCATGCGTATGAAATGCCCGATCGCGGCCGATGCCCCCTCGAAGCGGGACCAGTCGTCCTGAGCTCCTTCGCGCACCGGGGTCACCAGCACATGGTCCATCGCCGGTTTGTCGGGATGCGTAAACTCGGGCTGCAGGGCCACGCCCGGCGCGGGCGGCATGTCGGTGACGGCCTCGATGAACTCGGCCAGATCACGCTCGCGATCGGCATTCAGTTCAACGATCCGAACCTGCGTTTTCAGGCTGTTCTTGTAGTAGACGCTGCCTGCCACCCGGATCGGCTGGTGAGCCGAGCGGAAATGCATATCGCCGCCGACCTTCGCGGCAATGTCCCCGCGCAGGCGGCAGACACGGCGGATGTCATCGCCCTCGGCAGGCTCGGTCAGCGCCCACCAGACATGGGCTTTCCGCTGGCCCTCCGGTGTCACGCCACCGCTTTCCACCACCATGGTCGGTGCGCCGAGATGGCGTTCCAGGTGGGCGCGCTTGGCGGCAATGTCGCCGGTGTCGAGATCGACAACCACGGTCTGCATCTGCAGGATTTCGGCGGCTTTGGCCTGACCGGGTGCGGCCACGGTGCCGGGGATCACATAGACCGCTGCGCCTTCCCGCGAGGCCCATGTGGCGAAAGTCGCCATCTTCTCCGGCGCGGCCTGATCCGCCTCCAGCCAGATGTTGTGTGGACGACCATCAATGCCCTGGCCCTTGTCAATGAAGCTGCGGACCGGAATCAGCCCGTCGCAATAGCCGAAGACGACCTGCATGAATTGGGCGATCTGCGCAGGATCGGGCTCGTCGCCAAACACGTCAATCTGCGGGGCCGCGTCGTTGAAGTCGCGCCACGGGTTGAAATGGACGATGTTTTCCTTGGGTGCATCGGGCGTCGTGTCATCGCGCATGGTCGGGTCCCGCTCGGGGTTGGATGGGTCGGTGGGCTCATCGGTCATGTGGCAAGCCCCCAGCACCGCTCGGCATGGGCGCAGAACCGGCATTCGTAGAAATCGCGGTTGGCGGCGATGCGGGGCAGCAGATCACCTGCATCTGTGGCCTGCAGGATCTTCACTGCGCGGTCAGACATGCGCTGCGCGAGATCGGCATCGAAAGGGACGAGCTCATGGTGCAGCTCGGCCGTGTCCTTGTTGATCACGGTGAACAGCGCCGGTGCTGTCGATATCCCCGGCACCGAGGGTTCCATGTAGGCCTGGTAGATCGCGATCTGGGCGGCATAGACAGGCTTGGAAACCGTGACGCCGTCCTTGACGCAGGCGCGCCAGTTCTTCGCGTTCATGGTCTTGCATTCCCAGAGCGTCGGCGCGCGCATGCCAAGCGCTGCTGGGGCATCGGCGATGATCCCGTCGACGTGGCCCCGGATACGACCGCCCGCGACGGAGAAGCCGAACTGGCCACCATCGCGTTTTTGGGTCACCAGATCGATCCCGGCCGCGCGCAGCCAGCGGATCGCCAGATCCTCGAGTTGATGACCGATCGCGAAGATCCGCAGCGTCTGCCCGCCGAAGTCGGCACCCTCATCCTTGGGCGCACCGGCGAACTCGAACTGAAGCGCGCGTTCGCAAGCATGCCCGAGGCGCGACGCGCCGAGATAGGTCCGGGGCGGCGTGGCCGCGCGTTCGGCGATGAGGGCGGCGTCGACCAGCGCGTTGATCCGCTCGGCCATGGAGGGGCGTGGGTTGAAGTCCAGCATCAGAACGGCACCTCCGGTGTCTGGGCCCGGGCGATGTCGGACATGGCCTCGCGGAAGCCCTCGACGGCGTCTTCGATCAGGGCGCGCACCTGAGCCTCGGTCAGATCGGCAAATGCGGTCTGCCAGCCGATCTCGTCCATCAGCATGGCGATGCGTTTCATGGTGGCGGTGACGGCGGCGCGTTCTTCTTCTGTCAGGTCAACCATGGCAAAACGCTCCCGCGCCAAACGCGTCCACAAGCCTTGGCAGGGCATCGAGCAGAACCAGACCGATGGCCGGGGCCGTCTCGACCGGACCGGATTGCGCCAGCCAAAACCACGCGTGGGTTGCCGGCAGACAGCACAGAGCGTTCCACGCGGATGCCAGAGACGACGCCGCTCCTCGGCCGTGATGGGGGCTGAAGATCTCATGGATCATGCCGCCCTCCGTTCGGGACCAGCCACCGCATTTACGACCCCTTGGATAGCGCGCTTGTTGAAGCCGAAGGTCATCAGCGCCGAGGCGCGGTAGCGCGTCAGGCCGAAGTCGTGGCCACACTCGGGCGGCAGGTATTTCAATTGCTTGTCGGTCGGTGGCTGACGCAGCCACCCCCTTGTCTTGAAGGCGCTTTCATCACTCTCGTGGGTGTTGAGCCAATCATCGGCCTGCGCGAGGCAGACGGTGCGTTGGCCGACGCCCAACAAGCGTGGCCGCTCGCCCTTGGCCCCACCAATGGCGTACCAGACGCCCTCCATCCAGAAGATGCCGCCCCAGGCCGTGAAGCCCGTGGCCATAAGCGCGTCGTCCGTGCCGAAGAGATCGACCCATGCGAAACTGGACCGTTTCAGCAGATCGATCTCGGTCATGACAAAACCCGAGAGCGGCACTGCGTCCGCGCCGGTCTCGCCTTCGTCCTGCAGCAATACCTCGCCGCAGAGCGGGCATTCGGTGGCGGCGAGCGGGATCTCCGCTGCGCAGGCCGGGCAAGTTTTCGTCGGGGCCCCGCCGGTGCCGATCTTGCCATCCAGATCGACATCCTGTTCCAGCGTGCCGTGGATCAGGCTCGACGTACCGAAATCCAACACCACGCAGTCGGTCTTGACGATGCCGGGGTGCTCCTCCGGGTCGACCGTGCGCAGCCCCCGCCCAACCATCTGGATCATGGTGGATTTGTAGGAACTGGGGCGCAGCAGCACCACGCAGGCCGTCGGCGGATGATCCCAACCTTCAGTGAGCACAGCGACATTGACGACCACGCGGATAATGCCTGACGCGTAATCAGCCAAGATGGCCTTGCGGGTCTCAGAAGCCAGATCACCATGGATCAGCGCAGCAGTGATCCCTGCGGCGCGGAATGCCTCGGTCACATGGTCCGCGTGGGCGACGGTTGAACAGAAGACAACCGTTTGACGGTCGCCTGCCTTTTCGGTCCAGTGGCGGATCACCTCGTCGGTGACAGGCGCGCGGTCCATGATGCCCGCCACCTCGGTCATGTCGAAATCGGCACTGGTCTTGCGGACCGACTTCAATTCCTCCTGCACCCCCACATCGATGACAAAGGTGCGCGGCGGCACGAGGTGGCCAGACGCGATCAACTCGCCCAACCGCACCTGGTCGGCGACATTGTCGAAGACCTCGCGCAGACCCTTGCGGTCGCCCCGGGTCGGCGTTGCCGTCACCCCGAACACCCTCGCGTCGGGATTTGCATCGCGCACCCGGTCGATGATCCGGCGGTAGCTGTCCGCCACCGCGTGATGCGCCTCATCAATCACCAGAAAATCGAGGCGCGGCATGTCGGTCAGATTCGACGCCCGCGCCAGTGTGGGCACCATGGCGAAGGTGACGTCGCCGCCCCAGGATTTCTCTGTCGCGTCGATCACAGATGTCGACACCTCCGGCACCACGCGCTGAAACTTGGCGCGGTTCTGCGCCGTGAGCTCGTCGCGATGTGCCAGAACACAGGCTTTGGCACCGTCGCCGATCATCTCGCCGGTGACCGCCGAGAGCATGATGGTTTTTCCCGCGCCGGTGGGTGCCACGCCCAACGTGTTGCTGCGGGAGGCGAGCGCAGCAACACTGCGCTCGACAAAGATTTTCTGGCGGGGGCGCAGGCGCATGACCGATCCCCCCTTACTGAGCCCAGCTCGGCCGCCCGGGGGCACCGGGGTTGGCTGCTGGCGGATTTGACGATGGCGCTGCGGGTGCATTCTGCTGCGGGGCGTTCCCTGGTCCGGCGTTACCGCTGAACTGCAGGGGGGCCGTTCCCATGACCTGCGCATAATCGCGATGGTCAGGCGTGACCGCGCTGCGGATCTCGTTCTTGTCGTCACCGCTTGCATCGGTTCCAATATCGATACGCGCGATGAACTCGATCCCGTCGAGATCGGCAAATCCACTGATCCGCCGCGCCGCCTGCGCCTCGGCCGACATGTCCTTGTCGGAAATCCCCCGCGCCGAGTTCAGCATGCCACGCACGAGGCTGCGGCCCATGTTGGTCCAGTCCGGGCCCTTGGGGCTGTAGAGCCCGATCAACGTGAAGATCTTGCGGCGGGCATATTGGCCCTCGGTCACGGTGAACTCGCCATTGAGATAGACAGCCCCAGTGGAGCCGCGCGTGGCATAGCCGCCGGTCCAGCCTTGCGAGGCGTCGTCGAACCCGCCGGGGCGGATGGTCAGGCGCACCTTGGCCAGCGTGCCCTTGGGGATGAGGTTGGTGTTGCTCTGCGCGTCGTTGAAATCGTTCCAGGAACCCATGGGGAACCTCCTTTTCTGATCAGGTTTG